ATCAATAATTTGTTGTCTGCACAAAACATTTTCGTTTAGGTATCTGCGAAATATATTCAAAGAATTTTTTTTAATTATAATTTGATTTGGATCTGTAGATTTAGATATTAAAAAGTTGGCTGTAGCAAAATCACTATCTTTGTAATATATGGTTGCCTTACTCATTATTCCATCTCTACCAGCTCTACCTATTTCTTGGTAATAAGTTTCTATATCTGTAGGTATTCCATAATTAATAACATGTCTTATATCAGATTTATCTATTCCCATACCAAAAGAAATGGTTGCTACTATAACTAATACTTCACCTTTTAAAAACTGTTCATGGCTTTTATTTTTTTCTTTTATAGACATACCTGCATGATAATAAGAACATTTAATTTTTTTATTACATAATTCGTTACATAATGATTCAGCTAGTTTTCGTGTTTGTGTATAAATAATGGTGGGTTCTTCAAACTCACAGTTTACGAATTCTTTTTTAGGTAAAATTTTAATAGCTAAATTATCTCTTCTCGTTCCAAGAGAATACTCGGTTACACTTGTTACATTTAACAATTCATACATTTCCTCCAGTACCCTTGGAGTAGCTGTCGCTGTCACTGCCAATAATGGTATTGATGGAAATGTTTCTTTTATTATTTTAAGCTCCTGATAGCTTTCTCTAAAGTCATGGCTCCATTGAGATACACAGTGTGCTTCGTCCACTGCAAATAAACCTATATAATCATGTAGTTCTGTTAGTAATTCTATTCTAGATGTTATAAATTCGGGTGTGGTGTATATCAAAGTCATATTTTTAAGGTCATTATAATTTATTCTAGATTCAGAATTTAGACATGCACTTTTAATATTTTTAGATTTTAAGAATTCACATTGATCGTTCATAAGAGAAATTAATGGTGAGATGACTATTGTTATTTTTTTTGTATAAGTAGCTGGAAATTGATATAATAATGATTTACCACCACCAGTTGGCAATATGACAAAAACATCACTTTTATTAAGAATATCATTAATAATGTCTTTTTGATATTTACGAAAATTATTAAAACCATAAACAGATTTAAGATGTTCTTCCATTGTATTTCTTTAATAAATATTCTTTATTAAAGAAATTCAATTTAATATAATACGGCTGCCGGGAATCGAACCCGAGGCGCTTGCTTGGAAGGCAAGCATGTTACCATTACACCACAACCGTGTATATCGACACAAGTAGGATTCGAACCTACGCGTGCAAAGCACACCGGCTTAGCAGGCCGGCTCCTTAACCACTCGGACATTGTGTCTGCCACGACACGAGCAGGATTCGAACCTGCGCGGGCATAACCCAATGGATTTCAAGTCCATCGCTTTAACCACTCAGCCATCGTGTCTCATAGTAAATTGTATTATTTATCGTAATCTTCTTATTTACTTGCCTTTCTATGTTTTTCTTTTAGATTTTTTATGTTTTCTCTTAACGGGTTTTTTACTTTTTCTCCTAGTCTTTGCAGACATTTTACCCGCATTGATCGCAAGTGAGGGAGGAGGGCTACCCGCAGCGTCTAATTCATCGAGACGCTCGGTGTGACCGTCTATATCGCTTTGCATCGAATCTAATTTACGGTTCACCTCGAACATAGAATCTTGGAAATTTTGTGTCAATGTAGCTACCCTACCAGCTAGGTTTAATAGCTGTTGTCTACGTGGCACGGCGGAGGGGCTATCCGGGGCAGGAGGGACATCACTATTATTACGTTGTCTAGTCATTATATATATATATTATATAATATTTTCGTAATTAATATTATAATGATTGGTCGTACTTTAATGGAATTATCTTTTTATATATCCATATTGATACAATTTATAACTGGAATAGTAACATTTGGTGGTATGTTCTATAAATTACCGAAACAAGATAATGTTTTAAAAGATATTTTAGGATTGGAAACAGTAGTTCAATTGGTAGAAGGAATATTCTATATTTACATAATCAGTTCACTAAGATATATGGGGTCAAATGTAATAACCAAACGAAGATATTTGGATTGGTTGATAACAACCCCAATGATGTTGCTTTCCACAATACTTTATATGGAATATGAAAATAATAAAACAACCAATAAAATAATGAATGTTAAAGAATTTGTTAGTAATAATAAAAAAAATATAACTAATATGTTTTTATTTAATACTTTAATGTTGGTTTCGGGATTTTTAGGTGAAACTGGATTGATGCTTAAATCAATGACAATTCCAATTGGATTTGTATTCTTATTTCTATCATTTAACATAATGTATAAAAATTATGTCGGTAAGGCAGATATCAATAAACGAATATTCTTGTTAATGACAATTGTTTGGTCTTTATATGGAGTTGCTGCTATGTTTCCAACAATTATTAAAAATCTTTCTTATAACATCTTAGATGTCATATCTAAGAATTTCTATGGTTTATACTTATTTGCAAAAGTAAGAGATATAGCTAAACAAACAATTTAGTATATATAAGATAAAATATATTTTTAAGTTAAAATTTTATTTAATTCTAATATTTGTTTTTCTGTTAATAATTTAGGGTAATTAATGTTAAATGAAATAATAAAGTTTCCTGTATGATCATCTCTGATAAAACCAAAATTATTAATAACTTTGGTAAAATGTGGATATATTATATTTCCTGGATTATTTGAGAATTTTAATACTTTACCTGATATATGTTTAATTTCAAAATTGCATCCACATAATGCTTCTTTTAATGTGATATTATGTGTATATTCAAGATCTATACCATTCCTTTTGTAAATACTGTCATTGTCAATAAGTATAATTACCTTTATATCACCTTGCTCTTCATCTACTATATTGCCTTTTCTTTCAATAGTAATAAATTCATTATTATCAATCCCCTGTGGAATCGTAACATAAATGGTTTCGCTTTCCTGTGTTTTATTGTTTTTTCTTTCTATTAGTAAGGGTAATATACATCCATTATAGGCTTGTTCCATATTTATTCGTATGGTTTTTGAAATAATATTAGGTTTTTTTGAACCTGTATCTTTTCTACGGTTAAAGAGATTATTAAAATTATTATTGTCATTATTAAATAAGATATTAATTAAATCATCATTATTAAAATGCATTGTATTTATATTTTTAAAAGCAAAGGAATTTTCCATATCATATGCCTTACGTTTTTCAACATTACTTAAAACTTCATATGCTGTAGTTATATTTTGGAACTTGTCATTATCACCAGTTTCTCTATCTGGATGATATTGTAATGATAGTTTTCTAAAAGCTTTTTTAATATCATCTTGTGATGCTTTGCTGTCTAAACCTAAAATATCATAATAATTTATGTTATCATCAAAATACATTTATAATAAAGACAAGATAAACTTAAATAAAAATTAACGAATATTGATTATATGACAATACCATTTTTATTAAAATATAAACCAAATAATTTTGATGATATTAAGTTAGAACCAAATACTAAAAATTTGCTATTAAATCTAATAAATATTGGTAGTATTTCAATAATATTGGTTGGTGAAAGTGGTGTAGGAAAAACTACAATTATAAATGCTATTATTAATGAATATTATAAAAATATATCTAAAATTGATAAAAATGACAACATACTGTTTGTGAATAGTATAAAAGAACAGGGAATAAATCATTATAAAAATGAAATTAATGTATTTTGTCAAACAACTTGCACTATTAGCAATAAAAAGAAAACAATAATTATAGATGATTTAGATAATATTAATGAACAAAATCAACAAATTTATAGAAACTGTTTAGATAAATACCAAACAAGCGTAAATTTTATATTCGCTTGCATTAATTATCAGAAAATTATTAATAGTATATTATCTAGAGTTTTATCAATTAATATAAAAAAAATTTCTAATGAATATTTAATTCAATTTGCAAAAGAAATTATTAAAAAAGAGAACATTAAAATAGATGATGCAAATATTATTAAATTTGTAGAACTTAATAGTAATATACAAAATATCTTAAACTCATTAGAAAAAGTATATTTATTAGATAAAAATTGCGATGATGACGTTTTAGAAAATATATGCACTTTTATAGAAAATTCATCATTTGATAAATTAACAAATCTGGTTATATATAAACATGATTTAGATAAAGGAATTAATTTAATTTTAAATATTTATAATCAAGGTTATTCTGTAATTGATATTCTAGATTCATATTTTAACTATGTGAAGTTAAGCAAAGATTTAGATGAGGAAATAAAATACAATATTATAAAATTAATTTGTAAATACATAACTATAAATAATACTATTCATGATTCAGATTTAGAACTATGTTTTCTTGTTAATAATTTAGTTAAAATAGGATATATATATGAAAAAAAATCAAGTAATAAATAACGACAATTGTTACTATGTTTTATTAACTTTATTGAAAGAATATGCTTCAACACAAGATAATTATTATGTTATTGATATTGTAATTTATAAAAAATTACTTTATAATAATAAACTAAATACTTTTATAGAAGAATTGAAACCATATTATTATGATTCAAAATTAAAATATTTAGAAAATTGTAAAACATATAACAATTTTCTAACAATAATAAGACAAATTTGTTCATACAACAATATATCATATGATAAAAAAGTAATTTACAAAAAATCTAAATATGAACCAATTTATTATATCAATATGAACTCAATAAATATTTCGTAAAAGCAGTATTACTTGATAATATATCTTGTTCATTCAAGTATGTAAACCATGAGTGTTTGTGTCTTCTCTTGATTTCTTCGCTAGGAATATATATACCATATATATTTGCATCTAGCTTTGGAATGGTTGTACCAACAATATCTTCTATGACTAAAGGTTTTCCGTCGGCTTTTTTAGTCCCAATCTTGGTTGCTTCCAACATACTCATTTTATTATTAGTAACTTGTTTATGGCACCATCTATTTATGTCATTGGATAATTTAATACTATCAGTTAAATTTTTATTGTTTAATTTTATAAATTTGATAAATTCTTCAATAACTTTATTGCCTTTAATTGCACCCATGAATGTAGAATCAGGAGAGAAACTTTTTCCATAAGAGTTATTTGATATATTTTCTACAATAAAACACCCATGATCTATTACACATTTATTATAAACTT